GTCATCGCGGCGGAAGTGTGGCCGAGCTGGCGTTGCACGGCCTTGACGTTCGCGCCGGCTTTGACCATGAGACTCGCGGCGGTATGCCGCAGATCATGCACGGTCATCTGGCCCTCGATGCCCGCGCGCCGCTTAGACCAGTAAAACCACGAGCTTGTCGTGTTGGGCCCATGCGTGCGACGCAGGTAGCCGCCGCCCGGAGCCTCGAAGAGGATATCGTCGGGCTTGCGGCCCTCGCACAACGCCCGCATGTCATCGTCCAGCATTGCCGGATACACGACCTGACGCCACTTGTCCGACTTAGGAGTGTTGACCACTATCTCACGTTGCACCTCGGTGGCGTTCCTGCGTATCCACAGCCGGCGGCGTCGCAAATCAACGTCCCTGACCTGCAAACCCACGAGCTCTCCCCAGCGTATGCCGGTCAAGCCCAGGACCAGCACAATGAGTCTGCGCCAGCCCGACGCTTCCGCCAGGCATAGCAGTTCGGCCATGCTCAGATACCGGTGCTCCTTCCGGTGCTTCCTCGGCAGCTCCAACTCGTCGCAGGGGTTGGAGCCTATGAGCCGGTCACGCACTGCCTGTTTGCACAGGCCGGATAGGATGCCTTCGGCGCGCAATACCACGGTGGCGCTTGACCCGGCCGCCGTCAACGCGGCCACCCATTCCTGCACTTCGGAGTGTGTGACGGATACGAGCTCGCGGCTCCCCCACATGGGTTCCACGCGATGATTCCACTCCCTTTCGAGCGAGTCGATGTAGCTTACCTTGCACTTGACTTTCTTCGCGGCTATCCATGACGGCCACAATGCTTCCACCGTCGCCTTCCCGGCTTGCGGATCTATATAACTGTTGGTGGCCTTGGCGATGGTGACGTGCTCCGCCGCCCAGTTCTCCGCGTCTATCTTGCGGCGGAAGCCCCTCTTGTCGGTCTGCGTGCCGTCCGGCTTGCGGTATCGTACTCGATACCGAGTCTCACCCTTGCTGGTCTTGTATCTGGTGACGTTCGCCATCTGATGACCTTTCTTCATGTCCTGTTAAGGTTGTCCGGTTACGATTGGTGCACCTACAAAACGGTGCGGGAGGAATGATGAGCCAAGAGAATATCCATGCGAACGATGCCGGTTCTCAAATGCAACTTGCCGCCGACGGTCGTGGCGTTGATGTCAGGCAAAGCCCCGAAGCGGATACCCTGTATGTGCGTTATGACGGTGAGGCCCTGCGTTCCCACGAGATGGATGTGAAACAGCTCGCACCCGCACTGCTGTCCCTCGCCAAAGCATTCGACATCATGCAGAAAGACGTGGCTCCCGAGGCTCGCGTGCATCTCAACGCACAGGCGACCCGTGAGGGATCCTTCACCATTGACCTGCTGCTCCATTTCGTCAACGAGGCAGAGGGATTGTTGACCGGTAATGGCGTGACCGCGATAGTCAACGCATCCGGCCTGATGGCTATATATTTCGGGGCTGTAAAGCTCGCCAAGAAATTCGCCGCCCATTTCAAGCCGACGACGGTGGAAGATGCCGGCAAGGACGAGAACGGGCTCGACCTCCTGGATATGACTTTCCCGGACGGTTCGAGAATGCGTGAGTTGAAGGCTTCTGCGGAGGCGTTGAAGAACCCGGAGCTTATCAAGGCCATCAAAGGCGTGATCGCCCCGACGTTGGACGACGGTGTCGATCTCGTGCAATTCCAGTCCGGAGTGCATGACGAGACTGTGAACACGGAGGAAGCCGACGCTATCTCCCATTACGATCCCGAGGAGAAGGAGCGTACCGAGGATACCGTGGAAATCGTCATCCAGGCGTTGGACGTGTCCTTCCGCGAGAACGGAAAATGGCGCATCACCGATGGCATCAAGACGCAGTTCGTCACCTTGGCGGACGAGCAGTTTAAGAAGCGTGTGCTCGACGGTGAGGAGGCCATGCGCGCCAACGACATTTATCGCGTGGACATGCGTGTGGAAAAGGCGTTGGACGAGAATAACCGGCTCACGACACGGTATGTGTCCATCGACAAGGTTCACGAGCATCGCGGTGTTGGCGAACAGCCGACGTTGTTCTAGCATTTTCGGGTATGCTTCGCCCCGTGTAGGATAGTGGGCGAAGCGTCCTCCTTTCCAATAAGCAAACTGGTCGATGTTTCATCGCCCTGTTGGCGCTGCAACGCCGGCAGGGCAATATTTTTATCTAAGCGATTAACGCATACGTCTCCCCGGCTCGTAGAATCAAGGTATGGGTAAACATGGGACGAAGAAGACCACAGCGCAATCTGTCATAATGACAGTTCTGTCCGTTCTGTGCTATACGGCGGGCGCGTTCTGCGCGCTGTTCGTTTTTGTCGGCGCTTGGCCCATGCTCATCTTCACAGCGTTCTTCATCTTTATCGGCATGTTCGCCTGGAAACATCGATTCGACAGCAACGGTGATAAACCAACTTCCTCTCGAAACACTATTGACGAAGCCGCGGTATGGTGGAAACCGACAAATACGATTCCGGTTCACGCTAAGCAGCATGTTTCCGGAGCGATCGAATACCTCGTCTACAACTACAACGAGCCGGTTGTGGCGAATATTCCGCGAGACAGGATATTCACCGCTGAAATCATTCGACGCAGGATGAACGTGCCTTTCCACGGAAACAGGGATCTCGGCTATGTCCTCGGAGGCGGTAACGGCAACGGCTATGTGCTTTCCTACAACGGCGCACCGTTCGGCGTGATTCCGAATGACAGGCTCTGCGCCTATCTTGATGACGTCCACGCACGCACCATCAGCTGCGTCTGGCATGAATGGTACGAACCGACCATCAAATCGATCAAGGCTCTCGCTCCCTCCACGCGAAGAAGCCGCAGCGAACAAACCATAGCGTCTATGATCGGTGCCGGCAAATGGGATAGCGTGGACAATGTCGATTCTATCAAGGTCAACGATTACAAGCAGCCTAATGCGATGGCGGACAGCCTGCTGTCCGGAAGGAGCTTCATGGACGTCGAGGTGTCCTTGGATATGATTCCGACGCCCAAGGGCTCTTCCGCCAAACCGCATGTCGGGATATTCCATGGCGATGTGGTTCTGTTCGAGTTCGACGCGAGGAAGATGGTCTATGGAGAGCTGGTGCGCCACGCCGGCCGGAACGCACTGGCCCGAGTCGAAAAGAAACTGTTCAGCGAGGGGAACGACAGCCCTTATTACTCCATCATGCTTGTGTTCCAATCAGACACCTCCTCTCAGGCGCGATTACTGCAAAGTCATGTAGGCATTGCTGATAATCGGTGATGGTTTGTATGGTCAGGTCGAGCTCCGAGGCTATGAGCCAAGGCGCTCCTTCGTATGTTTGTTCTGCTTGACGGTATTTTTGCGAATCTACTAGGAGCCGCGCGGCCTCCAATCTGGTACGTTGCTCGTGCATTCCGCATTGGTAGTCGGCGTGCAGCCAATGGACGAGTTCGTGTATGAGCACGCATTTTTTTGCGGTGTATGTAAGTCTTCTGTCTATGAGAATGACGCGGTTTGCTTCTGAGTAGCAACCCCACATATTGTCTAAGATGTCGCTTTCTACGGTGACATCTATTCCGCTCGAATAAATCGCCATGCGCATGGGGCCATAGTTCATGTGCGTGTCGAACGGAATAAGGCGTTTCATGCCGATGCTTCTCCATCGTGGTTCATGTAATAGTCCTTTCCCTCTGCTCCGTAAGCCGCAAGGCTGACATCGCTCTTGTGTGCCAGACGTTTTGTCTCCGCTATCCGCGATGCCGTTTGCGCTTTCTCGTAGGCGATGCGGGTCATGTCGGCGGCGTTTGCTCCGAGCGCTTTGCATAGATCTCCAAACACATCGATGGGAATTTGTCTTTGTCCTTTTAGATAGCGAAGAACGGTGACGGGACTCAGCCCGACTTCTTCTGCAATGTCATCGTTGGTTTTCCCCATGCGGGCTTTTTGGGCTCGAAGCTCTTCTGCGATGGCTTCGGCAAATTGATCTCCATATTCGGTCATGGATAAATAATAACACATATCGGGGAGAAAATTAACCATATAGATTAAAAACTAACTTGACTAACTATCCAAATGGTGCTTACATTAACCATATGGTTAATCAAGAAAGCACCACAAAACAGGTGGCAAATAAAATCGCAGCCGCGCTGGAAGCCGCGAAGCGCTCCGTTAAGTGGCTTTCCGACCAATCAGGGACACCCTATGTGACCCTTCGTCGACAGCTCAGCGGGAAAGCCTCCATTTCCATTGGTCAGATTGCCGTTTATGCGGATTGTCTGCGTGTTGAACCGATGACAATGCTCCCTGACTCATTCATAGCGCTCGCTGGCAAGGAGGAGGCGTGATGGCCATTCTTTCCAGCAACGACTGTCGTGAGTTCCGTGTGGCGCGCACCCCAGAGTTGGAGTCCCGTGGATACCCGTGCCTCTTCTCCGTCGCTCTTGACGGACACACGATCCAGAGGGTCACCAAGAGCGGCCTGAAGGCCATGAAAGCGGAAATCAACCAAGCACTCAAGGACTCGAAATGAACGCCAAGGATTACGGCCATCACTTCAGCGGTTACCGGAAGCCGGAGGCCACCGAACCTTCCCATGGTTTCATGAGTCGCCTCATCTTCTGGGCCATCGTGTTCGCGGTCTGCATCGGATGGGTGATGACCCACACGGGTTGCGCGCATCCCATCGGCAACGGTTTGGCCGCGCTCATGGGCTTCGGGCTCGTTCCCTTGCGGCTCCTGTGCCTCGTTTTGAGCGAGGCGGGCGTCGAATAACAGTCTTGCCGGACGGCGTGGAAAACCGGCCGGCCAAGCGGAAGGAAAACCGGTAACCCACGTGATAACTGAAAAAACAACTGACAGATACGGTGTCAGTTTTCTTGAACCGGCGTCGGCCTGCTACCAGCGTTTACTATTCGGGCCGGCGTCACGGGCGGTGCAGGTTGCCCCCAGTCGAGATCGCGTAGGTCATGTGTGCGCGGCAAAGACCGGGACCACGGTTCGACTCCGTGGCCGTCCACGAACGCAAGTTCAAAAAAAAGAAAGCCCCCGCTGGCACGGGGGCGAGAAGAAAAACTCTCAACAGAAAGGATACTCCGATGGATGAATCGATTCGGGAGCTCACCACGAAACAGGCCGTCGAATTCCTCAACCACACGGTCGCCAAGCACACGCTTGAGAACCTGCGCTACACGGGAGGAGGCCCGCGATTCCGCAAACGCGGGGTGAAACGCGAAGGCCGGAAAAGGGACACGCGCCGGGTGGTCTACCCCATCGACGATCTGACCCGCTGGGCGACCGAGAACGATTTGCAATGCAGGACGGAGGCCGCATGAGCGCCGATGACAACGACATGTGGCTGGCGGTCGCGGCCCGGCTGCTGCCCAACCTGGACATCCTGACCGCCCACCCCACACGCCAGTCGTTGGCGAGCCTCATTGGCCTGAGCATCCACGAGGCCGGGCTACGGCTCGTCGGACTACGAGAGGATACGGATGACGACGACGGACACGGTGGAACTATGGAGCCCGATCACGGACGAGGGCATGAGCATGACGCCGGGCGAACTGATCGTGGAGTTTATGGATCTGATCAGCGACCGGAACAGTCAGACCGGCAACCCGTACCTGTACGTGATGCCGTTGCCGGGCATGGTCGTCATCGACAGGCAACGGCGCAGGGTGAGCGCGCGAGTGGAATACGTCAGCAAGTCGAAGCTAAGGAGCAGGAATGAAGCGAGTGACCGTTGACATGGCAGCGAAGGCGACCGGACTGTTCGACGTGCACCGTTTCCGCCAGCACACGAAGAAGGAGCGTGAGAGTGCGTGGCACGCGTTCCGCGCACTGGGTGTCGGCGGCTCGGACATGAGCACGATTCTCGGCCTCAACCCGTACTCGACCCCCTACGACCTGTGGTTGGAGAAGACGAACCGCCAGCAGCCGGAGGATATCAGCGGCAAGTGGGCGATCATCAAGGGCAACGCCTTGGAGGTCGAACTGCGCCGCCGGTTCCGCCAACTGCACCCGGAGTACCAGGTCATCGACGGCACCGACATTTCCTTGGTATCCAAGCAGCATCCGTTGATGCACGCCTCGCTGGACGGCTTCGTCTACGACGAGGAGAGCGATTCGTGGGGCATTCTCGAGATCAAGACTGCGAACGCGAACCGTGGGCGCACCGACTGGCACGACGAGACGGGCGAGCTCGTGGCCCCGCAGTACTACATGGCGCAGGTCACGCATTACATGGCCGTCACCGGCTTCACGTGGGGCGTGTTCTACGCGGACATCGGCGAGGCGGAACCGGTCGAGGTTCGTTTCGAGCGCGACGAGGACGACGTGAACGCCGTGGTCAAGGCCGCCGAGGACTTCTGGGGTTTCGTCACCCGCGACGAAATGCCCACCCTCACCGGCGCGGACGTGGCCAAGGCGTACCCGGAGCCTTCGAAGGGCATCGAGGACATGAGCGACAGCACCGATCTGCGCAGGCTCATGGCCGACTACCAGCAGACGACCGCCGACCTGAGCGCGTTGAAGCAGCACAAGGAGGAGTTGCAGGACTGCATACTCCCCTATATCGGAGACCACGAGGGGGTGCGCTGCGGCAACATGCAGGCCACCTACAAGCACAGCACGCGCAAGGGCTACACGCGGGTCGTGCAGCCGTGGGAGGGCCGCACCTTCCGATTCACCGAAATCAAACCGAAGAAAACCAAGTAAAGGAGACCCGATTATGGGACAGTTAGCGACACAGGCGCAGAACATGCAGATGCAGACGATGGACCCGCAGAAGAACATGAAGAGCCTGCTGGAGAGGAGCTGGCCGCGCATCGCGGCCGTCATCGGCAACAACCTCAGCCCGCAACGCCTCTACCAGATGTACGTGAGCACCATCAACCGCGAACCGCAGCTCGCCAACTGCGGCGTGGAATCGGTGCTGTCCTGCTTCATGAAATGCGCCGCATTGGGCTTGGAACCGTCGAACGTGGACGGATTGGGACGCGCCTACATCCTGCCCTACGGGAACAAGAACTACCGCACCGGACAGAAGGAAGCCACACTCATCATCGGCTACAAGGGCATGATCGACCTCGCACGCCGCAGCGGCCAGATCAGGGACATCAGCGCCCGAGCAGTCCATGAGGGCGACGAATTCACCTACAGCTATGGCCTGAACGAGGACCTGCGGCACGTGCCGTGCGCGAAGCCCGGCAAGCTCACCCATGTGTACATGATCGCGAACTTCAAGGACGGCGGGCATTACTTCCAGGTGATGAACGCCGACGAGATCGAGGCGGCGGCGAAACGCAGCCCCAGCTACGGCAAGGCGGTCAGCCCGTGGAAGTCCGACTATGAGGCCATGGCGAAGAAGACGGTAATCCGACGCGCGTTCCCCTACCTGCCGGTCAGCGTGGAGGCCCGCGACGCGGCCGCAAGCGACGACCAGACACCGGATTATTCCGACGTGTTCCGTCCACTGCCCACCGTGACTGCGGACGATTCGCCGGTTGACGTGAGCGTGGACGAACCCGAGGAACCGGAACAGCCGCAGCCGTCTCCCGTCGAGGCGAAGCGTTCTGAGATGATTCGACGCTTCCAGACCTTGGGCGTGGCTTCGGACGCGGAGGCGTGCGAAACCATCTCGAAGATTCTGAACCGCGAAGTGAAAGCCAGCGACGAACTGTCGGAGGCGGAGCTTGACAAGGTGATCGGCCAGTTGAAGGCCGGCGTGAAGGAAGGTGAGTGAGACCATGGCGGGAAAAGCGACCATCATCATCCAGGGCACGGCGTGGGGCGTGCGAGAAACGCAGAACGGCAAAAGGTATCTGAGCGTATCGGTGTCGCCCGGCTACCGTGACCGGAACGGCAACTGGAAAAGCCAGCCGGAACAGTACTACTCGGTGTGGCCTGCTGGCTACGCGAACCTCAACCCCGTGTTCGACCAGATCGCCCAGCTGCGTCAGAATCAGGACCAGTTCGTGGACGTGACCATCGTGGGCGAAATCAGCGGCCTCGACGCCTACACGAACAAGAAGGGCGAGCCCGCCGCAAGCTGCAACGTCAACGCCAGCGCTGTGGCCATCACCAACGTTCGCCAGAAGAACGGCGGACAGCAGGGTTACGGCGCGCAGGCCGGTTACACGCAGCAGTCGCAAGGTGGCTTCCAGCAGTCTCAGCCTCCGGCCTCCGACCCATGGTCCAGTGATCCGAGCTTCTGATGCTGCATTTGTATCACGATGAGACGCCGCCGGACGTGGAACCGGTCTGCGAGAGGCACGGGTGCCCGCTGTACCCGGCAAGACCGATTCCATGCCCGGAATGCGCTTTGGAAGCAGACGAGATGTACGCGGATTACGGATTGGAGAGATGATGGCGAACCCATCGAAAAGCAAAGGCACAAGCCTCGAGACGTGGACCGTGCGTTACCTCGCGTGGGCGTTGCAGGACACGCGCATCGACCGTATGCCGTTGCATGGCAACGCCGACCAGGGCGATCTGATCGGCGTCATGTTCCATGGCGAGCCGGTGTGCGTGGAATGCAAGGACACGAAGATGCCGAACTATCGCAAGCACTGGCGTGAGCTCAAAGTGGAGATGGCGAACATGGACACTCCCTACGGGGTGCTCATCCAGCATCGCAAGGGCGTGGGCGTGAAAAGCCTCAAGGGCATGGCCCGGCAGATGGCCGTGTTCGACATCGGAACGCTCGAACGGTTCCTCGCCACTCACATGGGGCACGTGTTAGGACCGGACTACCGGATTCGCCGCGAGCTCGCGAACCGGCTGCGCGGCGAATCGAGGCCGGTGCCCTCCAATCCGATGCTCGTGTGGATGCCGCTCGAATTGTTCGCGCTCCTGCTGAACGACGGCTTGGCGTTGGGGCCGGACGATGGCCAGGATTAACCCCTCATACCTACATCGGTGGTAGCCGTCGCACCGGTTCGCGTGGCGGCTACCACCGCAAACCCAAGACCAACGGGGACGGGATGGGGCTGAAGCCCAGCGAGATAATCGCCGCCAGCCCCGAACTGCTGGAACTGATAGCCGAATACCAAAGAGACAAGAGAAAGGAGGCGGACTGATGGCCGGGCACGATATGGAAACGTTCGCGAAGCTCAGCACACGCCTATGGCAGAACGAGAAAGTTCGCGTGTTTGCAATGGAGTACCCTTCCGCGTTCTCCGTGTGGACGTTCGCGATCTCGTACTGCGCTGGCGAATTAAACGACGGGGAACTGTCCCGCTTCCATTTGAAATGTCTGCTCGGCGCTTCCGATGAAGATATAGACGCACTCATCGACGCGCATCTTTTAGACGAGCATGAGGACGGCACCTTGTGGCTGCATGATTTCGTCGCAACTCAGGGTCGTTCTCGTGCTGACGTGGAGGAGGCTAAGGCGAAGAAAGCCGAGGCCGGTCGAAAAGGTGGCGCAGCGTCCGGCAAGTCACGCAACGTGAAGCACGACTCAAGCAAAACGAAGCAGACGCGAAGCACAAACGAAGCAGACGTGAAGCACGACTCAAGCAAAACGAAGCCAGATACAGATACAGATACAGATACAGATACAGATAAGAATTCTTCTAACGAAGAATTCTCTCTCCCCCAAACCCCCTCGCAAGCCGAGGGGGCCGCAGAGAGCGCCGACGAGGATTATCCCATCGAGTTCGAGCAGTTCTGGCAGACCTATCCACGCAAGACCGGCAAACGCAAGGCCTTCGAGGCTTGGCGGAAGGCGCGGAGGAAAACCAACAACACGTTCCTGATCGCCAAGGCGTCGAGGTACGCCGCCGACCCGAACCGGGAACCCGGCTACACGCTCACCCCGGCGAACTGGCTGGACGGCGAACACTGGGACGATGACCCGCTGCCGGCCAAACCCGAGCCGACCGCACGCCCCTCGCCATCGGCGTGGAACCGTTCGCAGGCCAACCAGGACGCGAACGCGGCACTGATAGCCCACTACGCGGCCGAGGAAGCCGCCGAAAACCAATCACGGGAAGGAGTACTGACATGCTGACGCTCAAGGAAAGCACGCTCGTGCTGGCGAAGATTCGCGTCCACCACGGCAACGCGGCCATCACCGACTTGGAGGCTCGCACGTTCCACGAGGAGCTTCGCGCGGACATGACGCTGGGAGAGGCGTTGGAGGCGGTGAAGCGCTTCTACGCGGACAACAGCACGGGTTGCTGGTGCGGTTCCGGCGATGTGAATGCCATCGTGCGCAGGATGCGCAACGAGTCGAAGCCCTCTGAGGCGCAGATAGCGCGCGAATGCGAGGCGCGGGGCCTATCCGCGGACGAGGCGTGGATGTACCGCCGCCAGCGGATGCTCGGCAACGGCCCGGAGCAGGCGCAGCAGCAGGCGTTGACCATGCGCAACCCACTCGAACTGCCCGCCGCGCAGCCGAAGAAGCGTTCCACGGCCAGACGGTTCGCAGGTGCCCAGAAGCTGGGTGCTGCCTCACTCGGCTCGATTCTGAGGGGCGCGTGATGGCCGAAAAGTTCCCGACCCCGCAGGAGCGTGCGATGGCGTGGCTGTTGGAGGCCACGGAGATTGGCGGCATGAGCCGGCTGGAGACCGCGCTATACGCCTATCAGGCCGGTTTCACGGCGGCGCTCGACTTGTGCATCGAAATCGAAACACGACTCAACAAGGAGGAAACCGATGACCATGCTGCTTGATGGTCGATTGCGTGATCTCGCGACGCAGACCCACCTGCTCGAGACGAAGGTGAGTTCTCTTGGCTGGATGGCCGGCGCCGGCGCGCAGACGTTGAAATCAATGACCCGCGCCCAGGCGCATCTCATGTTCGCCGAATGCGATCTGCTGGACGCGCTCGAAGCGAACGAAAAGAAGGAGAAAAACAATGAGCAGTGAGAAACCATTCTGGGCAGGTAAGACCCTTATGGAGATTCAGAATCTCGATAAGCGAGTCAAGGTGACAATGGAGAACGGAGACGTATTCATAGGGAAGCTCGTGCGGCGTTCCAGAGACACGGACGGTATATGTAGCCTTTCGATGCAACTCGACGCGCATCGAACATATTTACACGTGTTCTCGGCTGAATCATCTGATACGCCGCCCGTCATTCCCAGTTACGTCGATACCATCGAATTGGTGGATGACCCCAACTACGAGCGTATCGAGGAGGCTGATGACCTCCAAGAGAAAGATATTGCCGTTATGCTCGACGGCAACCGCTACAAGGTCACAGATGTGGAAAAAGGCCGTAACCGATTCTGGAGTCGGGTATACGGCGCTGTCGGGCCGGAATGTATCGCCCTTGGCTTCAACGCCTTCACCTACGGACTCCGTCCGAAGCCCCGGCTTCCTGACAAGCCTGGACTGTGGTTGGACAAGGACGATAACACATGGGTGATGGGCGAGAATGCCTTTCCACTCACGTGTATTGATGCCGGTAATTGGAGTATCACGCGCCCGCAGTTCTCAACGGATAGCGTTCAGGTTCTAAATGCTGCACCGTTCCGATTGGCTAAGGCGGTGGAAGCATGAGCAATCGTATTGTGAAATTGCCCTCGGTCGAATCTTTCGGCCGTCTCACGCCCGACAAGTGGCTGGCCTTGAAGAATCTGGAAGAGAGCGCCGAACTGGTCGAAGCCTGCAAACAATACCTGAAAGCCAGCGACCCGACAGACCCGAGCGGCATTGGCCGGGAGTTCGATGACCATGCGAATTGCCTCGCCTGCTTCGGGGTGAACGTGGGCGGCGAGCTCGGCGATGACCGGGACAAGGCGAAAGCCGGATGGATAGGTTACGTGCGCGACCAGCGCCGCCAAGCCATGCTCGGCGAGCTCGCCGACGTGTTGCAGACGGTCGGCAACCTGATCACCGCGTTCGACATCACCGACGAGGAACTTGCTCAGTCTATGGATGATTGCCTTGTTCGCAATCAGGAACGAGGTCGACTGTGAGCATCATCAGCAGTGAGGCGAAGTGGGCTGTCCTCCAACGAGTTGTCCGTCTATCCCCCGAGGAAATACGTGGCACGACCAAGGGCAAGGAATACGAGGCCGGTTTTATCGCCGGAGCCACGCGCCGGCCCACGAACGAGGAAATCGTAGCCGGAGCGAAAGCGTTCTACGAGGCGTTGAAGCCCGACTATTACCCCCAATGGGATTCTGACTGCGCGTTGAGGGCCGAATACTACGACGCCATGCGACTCGCAGTCAAGGCAATGCAAGGAAAGGCAACGGAAGAATGAATCTTTTAGATGAAACCAAGAGTGCGATCTCACGAAGCAAGCATTCGACCGATGACGTTCGATTCGTAGGCTCCCGCGACGAGAAGCTGGGAATTCCGTGGAGTCAGGCCGAAAAGGTGCTCGACATCGATTACGACGACGGATACGGCAGTCAGGAGATAGCCGCCGATCTGGTCGTGGCGTTCACTGATGGCGGGTTCCTGCGCCGCGAAGAATACGACGGCAGCGAATGGTGGGAATATGAGCCACCGTTCAGAGGCCCGGAGACGCAGAAACCGTTCGGACGCGTGAAGCGGACCTATCCCGCGTACTCGCTTGAGGACATCAATTACCCGATGGAGGCAACGGAGGAATGAGCGACATGAGGAGCTTCATCAAGGTTGAGCACAGTCGTTTCACTTTGATTTTACGTAAGGGGATGCTCCCGTTCCACTGGATTGCGGAATCCCACGTCTACCCGGACAAGGGCTATGTCACGGCGGCACGTGAGCGCACCAACTACGGCGCTGTATGGGCGTTGAGCAGTAGGGGCGCTCTCGATCAGGTCATGCCCTCGATCTGGGAGGACATCGAATGGTTGGACGAAAGGATGGACTGATATGCGTTTTCACAGGATTAGCCCGTGTCCCAAGTGCGGGGGCAAGGTCAAGGCGAAATGGGAGCGGGACGGCGTGCAGAGCTGGTCTGAATACACGTTCTTCATCGTGATATTCCGCTGCACTGCCTGCGGGCTCAGCTTCGATGGAGGTTGCTCGCGGAAGCCAGCCCCACGTCAGTTGCAGCGCAGCATCGCCTTATGGAACCGCGTCTGCAACGGTGATAAATGCTTCACGTTGCTCTACAAGATTCTGGGAGGCGGACGATGAGTTGGCTTGATGACCTCTACCGGATAGTCGGCAAAGGCGACGTGCGGGACTCCGATTTCATTCTCAACGGCGAAAGCTTCTACTGCCCCCAATGTGGCAGACACCTAAAGGCCGCTACAGGAACCGTGAAAGGCTCCGAGGAGAAACGCTATCGGTTCAAATGCGTTGACCGAATGCATTACCGCACCAAATGGCATGAGTCGTATCAGGCCGCGTTGATGGAAATGATCGAGACGTTCGAGAAAGGGGAAAACGCATGAACGAGATTCAGCTTACGGACCATTTGACCGCGCGAATCAGCGCGGAAGGCACCTGCGGCCGTTATCGAGCCAGAATCTACGAGGACGGCGACTTCAGAGACTTCCTGTACGCCATGAGCCTCAAACGTCTCAAACGCAAGTGCGAGAGGTATGCGAAGCGTGAACGCAAGGCCATCGCATATGTCGCCACGCTCAAGGAGGAATCATGAGCGTAAGCAGTCTCAAACGCGAGGAAATACTCAAATGGCATCGGAGCAAAGCGGCCACGCCCGAGTACACGGCGAAGCTGCTCGGCGTG